ATAAACTGGCATACTGGAAGACAGGCTCAGAGGCTTCCTATGTAACAAAAGTCGAAACGAACTCATTCGGGTTGTATCTTGCGAGAGTGGCGAGAACCCAGGGAGCTAATGCTGTAATCCAGCGTTTGAAAATAGGACTATTTGTCTTAAATTCTTACGTTGGAGGAAACCGTCTTACGTCGACCCAAGACTTAGGTCTTCGTATCCGGTTGGTGCATGGGCTACCTCGATACTTACCACTACACGCCCGCCAAGGAATCCGCAGTGTTAACCTCTCGGTGATCAGAATCTGGTCATCGATGTTAAACTCTTATAAGGTTATGGAGGGTTCTTGGAAAATACCTGATTTATCAAGTATCACCACACCTCATCCGGATTACTCCGCAAATGATGTGTTCCGTGAATGGCAGAACTTCGTTCCGACATTCTGGAAATTACTCAAAATAACTCCTATAAGATCTGTGGAGGACCTCTCCCCAGAGCGTCGAAAACAGGGTAGGCCGACGGCCTACTCCATTTTCTTCACCGGGAAGTCCGGTCCTAACCGCGGGCCAGCCTTGCTGACCGTGGGTGCGGATGCTTACGCATGGAGATGTCAACCTAGGAATCTAATCCTAGAATGGCTCGAAATCTGTAAAGCAGACATTACGAAACGTTGGTTTGAGGACTCTGCGTCCGTGTGGATCTCCGACACAACACGTATCTCCGGTTTAAAGGAGAATATGTCTCACACCAAAGAACGGGATTACCGAGGAGTTTTAGTGACACCGGAAGGCTTCCGGTTTACTGAGTTCCGAGATATTCTTATTAGATGGTGGAAACACGGGCCCTATGGTCGTCCCATACTTCGGCGTTTGCACGCCTTATATGAAGCGGCCGGTAAGGTCCGCGTGATTGCAATCGTTGACTACTGGACACAGTTGGTGTTAAAACCACTCCACGTCTGGATGTTCGAGTGTCTCAAGGCGCTGCCTCAAGACGCTTCCTTCGATCAAGAAGGTAAGCTCCTCGAATTCTCCAAAAGAGGTTATACTGAGTTTTACTCATATGACCTGAAGAGTGCAACGGATACCATACCGTTGTCCCTTTACAAGGAGTTACTCAAACCTATGATCCCCTTGCCTCTCTTTACCTTATGGCTAGAGTTACTTGTGGGTCTTCCCTTCTTG